TGTGGGTCTGTTGATGTGACATGATTGTCCAAGAAAATTTTTGTTGCCTCTTCGAGAGTGATGTAGTTTGTCTTTTCTTGCTCAACATCTTTCTTTATTGTTGAAAATTGATTGGTAGAGTACAACACAAAGTTTAAATTCTTGAGCCGATCCGGCCCAATAATGCCTTCACCACCATCACTCTTGACATAATATATACAGACCTGATCACCTGGTTGTAATCTCTTACCGTTGATGTTGTTACCAAATTTTAACTCGTATCTGTAATTTTCATTCAGCCGGATCTCATACGATTCACTGTCCTTGTTTTGAAAGAACAGAGAATTTGTCTCTGTCCATTGTGTGAACCGACCAGTTGATGCTGATTTCACATACACATCTATACTATGATGATCGACTAACACTGTACGGTCTAAAGCCATGGTTACCACTTCATAATCTTCTCCGTTTGCTTGCTGCACCGGGTATTCTTGATATTTCCCCTGATATAAGATGTATTTGCTGTTGCTAGTTGCGATTTCAGAGGTTGCGGATGCATCAAAAGGTATATCATCCCGGACTGAGTATATAACACCGTCTGCATCTACAAAAGAATATCGAGGAATAGTATATGAACCAGTTGCTAGTGTTGTTGTACAATCGAATGTACAGGTCGCGGACCGGAAACCAACCGGTTTGTAATTCAATAGCTTCACAATCCGATTCATGTTCTCATAAATCACTGCATCTGTAAACATCGACTCACTTGAAGTCCGGTTCAAATAATATAGCAGCACATGATATGAATATGCTACAATATCAATCATTGATGATAGATTGCTGCCTTGAAACACCTGATCTGTAAATATATTCTCTTTGTTGAGACGGTCGATTATCAAGTCTCTTAAACTTGTTGCATCAAATGCCGCATATGCGTTGGTATCTAAATTGAAATCTGTAAATTTACTGCTCATTTGTTATTTTGAATACGAAACCTTCTGTGTTTAACTCACCAGTGTATTGTGCTTCTGAAATATTTAGTGTCGGGATCGCAATATACAAAGATATAATGTATTGATTCTGGTCATAATCGGGTATCACGTTTATACTTCTCATGATCACACGAGGTTCCCACCGTTTCATGCCCTGTAATATTGTTTCTCCTATGTTTAATGCGATGTCTTCTGTTATCGGTTCGAACAAATAGCGTCGCAAGTCTAATCCAAATTCTGGCTCAAGCAATTTCTGACCAGGTGATGTGTTGAAAATGTTGATTAATGAGTTTTGTATCGCAGCTTCATCTTTACTCATTTTTATATCGGTTGCATTTTCAGATCTGTATAGATTTCTGCTCAACACATTCACTTCAACCGCCATATCTAGAGACAGATCACGGAAAGTGGAGCTTTCTTGATCTCGACTACTCAACGTTGTTAAATTAATGTTAGACATATAAATACTTATCGAAAGGTTTTTTTATAAATAATAAAAATGAACAAGTTCAATACATTACTAGAAAGTAACATCAGCAGATTTCAAAGCGGTGGGTTTTTAACAGGTGACATTGTTAAATTCAAGTCGAATGTCACAACATCTGACTGGGCCAAGAAACAACCAGAGGTTGTCATGCAGAAATTGAAAGAATTTGTCGAATGTGATGAGAACATTCGTGTGAGTTGTATCAAGCCTTTACGACCTGCAGTGTCTGGAGGAGCGCAACAGATTGGTCACATGGCTGATGACTTTTATTGTGACATTGTGAGAGAGAAGGTACCAGGATTTTTCATGGATTTCATCACAGTACCAGCAGAACTGCTTGAGTATCACGATGGAGGTATCAATTTACCGGAAATTCCAGATAGTCAAAAGTCAAAACATGAAACTCAAATTGATCCGACAACAATCAATCATGAAGATTCCGGAGATCCGGTGAACCCACACAGTCAAACTGGTGTCGGAGAAGGTGATAAACAACTAACAGATCAAAATTACAAGCAAGATCACAATCCAGCACCTGTAGACAACTTTAGCACCAAAGTCTACATGCAAGGGTTTTAAATAATCTTGCTCAATGTCAGGAGACAGCTGTAAAAGTTGATCTCTTGATCGAGAACAAACGCTGACCTGTACATATATTCACTGATTGATAATAAACACTCACGTTTCTTCCCAGCATCAAGTGATTCACGATCAATTGATTCAAACATATCTTTTAGTAACACCTGATAGTCACTACCAAACTCTGATTCTTTGCTTATTATAAACTTTCTAGCTTGAAATGTTTTATTGTTCCGGATCAGAAGCATGATGTTCTGAGTCAATTCATGTACATTTTTGGTATCAACCGGTTTGAGCACTCCATCCACACTCAACTTCTGCAACTCATTCACACATTTACGAAGATCTGGGTAGAATTTTTTAACCAACGTGTTGATCTCGTCATGTTGCACTTGTTCTTCACTCAATATCTGTTCAATCCGGTTGGTGTAACTCGTGATGTCCGGGGTCAGGTCAAAGCTCTGACAACGACTCTGTAGAGGTGGTATCACCTTATGATTGAAATTGGCTGTGAGGATGAACCTCACATATTGACTATATTCTTCCATGGTGTTTCTCAACGCGCGCTGGGCATCAATAGTCAATCCATCAACTTCATCTAGAATTATCACCTTTATAGCACCATCAATGCTTCGAATTTTACTAAAATTAGTCACCTTGGTGCGAATCGTGTCAATACCATTCTCATCACTAGCGTTTATGTACAAATACTGACATTTCAACACGTCGTTCACCAGTATCTTTGCTAGTGATGTTTTACCTATACCCGGTTTGCCAGCAAATAACAAATTTGGTATGCTTTTCTGAGTGGTGATTTTGGTTAAAAGTTCACGATTGTGATCAGATAATACAATATCATCAAAAGTACCTGGTCGGTACTTCTCTATCCACAGATCTTCAAACATTACTCGTGAGATATGTTGATGATCCTTGTGATGTGGTCTCTGTATCCGATGATCCAAAGCCTTTGTCACCTCTAGAAGTTTTTGTCACTGTGTCTGTAAAACTGAGATTGGGTTGTAACAATGGATACACTACCAGCTGAGCTATTCTAGTGCCTTTTTCCACAACATAATCATTCTCACCAAAATTATACAGTTTCACACCCATGTCTCCTCGATATCCATTGTCAATCACACCAAGATGTGGTTGAATGTTATGCTTGAAACCTAACCCGCTACGAGGCTCTATTCTGACCCAATATCCCGGTGAGATATGAGCTAACGACATTCCAACATCCACGACCATGGAAGATTTAGCCGGGATGAATGCTGATTCAACAGCTGTTAAATCAAAACCAGTGTCACCTGTACTGGGTTCAGGGTTGTTTGCTTGCGGTAACACCGCATCTGGGTGAGTTTTTTTAAATTTGATGTCAATTTCAGTGTTATTCATTTAAAAGTGTGTCGTTTGGATGTAATGGTCTCTTGTTTGACTCGACAGGCATCGAGTTGTTGCTCAACCATCTTAATAATTCATTTAATTTATCATTTGTAATCACAAATGACCCATGACCTGTTACATTTACCGTTATCATACTGGATATTATATAGTATGTCTCTTGATATTCAACGTTCTTAGATAAGTATTTGCATGGATGGTGAATCTCCAGATGATTTTCATGAGGATGAAGAAGACATTTCCGGTAGTGTAGATGATCTGATCAATCAACTCAAAGACAATCGAGGTGTTGTACGGGAAGCAGCAAAGAGTGAACAATTCAAACTCAAACCAGAAGAATTGGAGGAGTTTATACTCAATAGCACCGGGAAGTTGATACAAGACAGTATGGATATGGTTGGTACTGTCAAGCAATATGTACAATGTGCTCCGGATGCTGATGGTGTCAGTTCTTTAGCTGAATTGCTCAAAGCAACCACATCAAGTATTGACACTTTGAGTAAAATTCTTGTACAGGACAAGAAAAGTGACACATCAACCAAGCTAAAACAGCTAGATATTGCTGCCAAGCATCAACTACTAGAGGTAGAAAACAACAACAAGCTCACGCTCACACGACAAGAGATGTTAGACAAGTTGATTGAAGGCGCTCAAGTGATTGACATATCAGATGAATCGGTTAATCACCCAACACCCCCTGAATCGTCAGATTAGTAGCGGGAATTTCAGAAAATGTGTATTCGATTGTGTCATGTAACAAGTCGACATATTCAATAGTGTCTTCAATTATAGTGCTAGTCTTGAATTGTCCCCATGCTTGCATGTTTTCACGCAAATTTTTGTCCATATAATTGAGTACATATGACATGTTTGATAATGTTTCAACCATGATACGTGCTAATGGTTCAGCGTTTTGCCACATTCTACTGATATGAAACGAGTCTGGTACTAGATTGCCTCCATGAGGTTGCTTTGAATCTGTTATCTTTACAGCTTTCAATTTCAGTTCACCTGTTTCCGGGTCTTCAACACGTTGATCTATTGACACACAATCCAAAATGTTCTTCATGTTGTTTCTGAACATACATGAAGTTGTTCTACTGGATGTGAATGCTAATTGTTGTACATTTTTATGTATGTTGAATATAGATGTACCTGTGTATTGATTGGGTATTGTGTGTTTTCCTCCCATCTCTTTCACTAATGTACCCTTGACGTCCCATATGGGTAGTGATTCTCTCGGTGCATTGTATAAAGTTGTGGCTTTCAGCGAGTACATGCTCTCACTAAAGTCATTGAAATATACATTGTCGGTGTTGTATTCACCAGAGCTAGTTTCTTTTGGTAACATGTCAGATTCATGTAGCAATTGCTTGATCAGATCATGTGAAGTTCTATATTTTTCAACCCAGTACACGATAAATTCGGTGTTGTTCATTGTTATATCATTCAATCCGAATTGTTCCGGGAGATCATCATACACAGTCTGTTGTTCTTTGAGATATTTGTCATTATATACACCTTTTTTGTTGTGTTTTATCGCGAGAGCTTTGTCGTTTAACTCTTTGAAAAACTGTACTTGGTGTGTCACCGAGTCATGCAACTGTTTGTTGGTTCGATTGATGGAAGCAACACAGTAATAGTTAATGAACTCGGCGAACTCTAATATGTTGTTTTGTAATGTTTGTAATGATCCTAGGAATCTGGTGCTGTTCACCAGCTGGGTGTCAATAAGCGCGGGTAGGTGTGTTTTTTTAACTTTGTTCATTGGTGTGTCTCTGTATCACTTTTTTATCTGAAATGAAGTTGTGGTCATAATTGTACGGTTTGACTCCAATTATCTTGTTGGTATACATGTTGTTTTTTATCCGGTGTGTGACTCCAATGACCAGATACTGACCTTCAATCTTGTCATTGTTTTTGTTGCTCAATTCCGCGGATGTGTCGTTAGATGCAATTGAAATGAATCGTGTTGATCTTCGGGTTGTCTCACCTGGTACGGTAAACTCGATTGCATTGCTCTGAAACAACAGTTTTTTTAGTATCTTGTTACGACCACCAGCGAGCATGCTGTGTGTAGAGTCTCCAGTGGTGTATAGATGGTCTAATGTCTCGTTGAGATACCGTGTGTCATCTACATTTATACTCAACGGGACATCATCAATTGTTGATTGATCAACCAACATGTTGTCCACAACTTGTTTTTTCATGTGTGTTGTCAATGAACTGGTATTGGTTGTAGACATGTTTATTGAAAATTGTTTGTGTTTGATATTGTTTTGATGCACCGGGTGGGTGTTGAACAGTGTTTGGTTTTTATCTCCGTGCATCTCTACAAATCTATAGTTGTGTATGCAGCTAGAAGCTCCGAAGTTGTAGTTTACATACAGTGAGTTGATCAATGGTACACGGTTTTTTATGTTCAAGTTGATGTTCCGTTCTTCGTATCCTACATCTCGACCAATTACGAATTGCTCGGTCTGCCACATGCCAGGTACATACTGTACAGATTGATTATTAACATTTCTTTGCACTGCGGTGTCAAACAAAACAGACAATGGCAACAAGTGCCACATACCAGTGGATCTGTCTAGATGTAAAATGCATGGCTGTGAACCGGATTCTACATCACTCACGTGCATGTCAATCAACGCATCCAGATCGTCTATGTATCTGTTGTTGGCCGGTGAGGTGTAGTGTATGTTGCTATAACCATCTTCCCAGGTGTTGCTAAATGTTGGTGATGTGGGTGATGCCTTTTCGATCAAATGTTTGATGGCTTGACCGGACGGTATCTCGCGTTCAATGTCTGACATGTGAGCAACTGCACCAGTCAAATAATCTGATGTTGTGTACGTGCTGTTGTGTTTTGAAAATGGTAGATATCTGTAATCAACAAAATACAATCTCTTGATCTTGTCTTGTTTCTCACCAGGTGGTGTGACATCTTTAACTGAATACACCGCCAACTCGTATTGCATCACGTAAAAATCATCATGTAATGTCTCGAATTCGTCTTGGTGACCTGCTAATTTTGGACACATGCGGATGAATAAAAAGTCGGTACAGTCATTTCTAAAAATGTATGTCTCGCGTGTACCAGCGTCGGTTTCGACTGTGCTCAATTCCAAACTGCCTCGAGGGTTCACAATATCAATGTAACCTCTCACATACCAGTTGATGGTAGTGTCTTCAATCACAAGATCGTGGATTGAATCTTTCTTTATGTTGGTTGAGGTTTCCCCATTATGCAACGTGCACATGAAATCGAACGTCCGCGTGTCCGCGAAGGTGGCGATGTTGTTCACATTGTTGTTTTGCTCCATGGTCAATCCACCAAGCTCTGTTTGATCAAATCAACAACATACGGTACATATCTAGGCTTGATCACCTTGACTGCTGAACCACCAGGTATGAATTCAACCGGGTTTTGAATGTTGTTGGTGATACAGATCAACCACCACAATTTGATAGTGCCGTACATGGCATGGCTCAATGCGGTGAGTGGTTGATGCGTGTCGATGGTGTGAAACATATACAATTCATCAGCTATATTGTTGGGTATGTTGACAGTTTTGATTAAATTATAATAGTATGCAGCCTTGTCAGGATCAAAACATATCTTGAATATGTTCTCAAAATCATAAGCGTCTAGATTCGGTAGATCAGATAGTTGATTTTGATATCGACCTCTTGTTGTTATGTCTGTCATGATGTTTTGTTTCGATTTGTGCTTTTTTGTCTATTAATGTCATCCACGAAACCTCCGACTTTATCTGTTACTGAACCGCGGTCATGAACTGGCCCTTGAAAATCTCTAGAGGTGTTTTGGTCTGAATATAAGTCAGCAGATGTTGCGGTGAGTGTGTTTGGTTTGCGGATTGCTGCAAACATGGTGTTTTGAGATTCTGGTATCAGCTCTGTCAATGTCATGCTGACTTGATATGCATCTGGTATGATGGTTGTGACAGGAAATGTAGCTCCAGACGTGTTATAATTGCCTCGACCAGCCAGCATGCTGTCACGTGGCACACCAGTGTCTGATTTTTGTTGGAATGGTGATGTGAATATATCCACGACATAATCAAAAATGTTTTTCTTGGAGCGTTTTTGTTCCGCACCTGTGGGTTTAAACATGGAAGAGGAACGCTCGTATGGTACATGCAATGTCATTTTTCTTCTATGACCAACAAAATCTACTGACAGGTTGCTTATGTACGCGTATCTACAATACCACATACCAGGTATCATGGCTTCATATATTTTCGGAGGAGCAATTTGCACGCGATCAATACGGTTGGGTCTGTTTTGATATGTGAGCAGAAACAACAATTGCCAATTTCTAATTATATCAGCTTGATGTGTAGTGTTCAGCAACGGGAAATTGACAGTATAACTTTTCTCATTGCCTGTATAACTGAAATTTTTTGCGGTGTCAACATACACGCCTGGTGAGAACAACTCGCTGAAACCAGTAGTGAATTTCCGGAGTTTGTCAACGGCACCACCGGCGATTATGTTCTGATCACCGTATGCTGAACTGTTGGTTCGTTGTTGATTTTCGAGGTACGGTAACTT